AGATAGGTGGAGAGTCCCTGAAATACCTGTATGAGCAAGTAAAGTATAGTCCTCATGCTCTTTCCAACAGCGAACACATCAAGGTACTTCAAACTATCCTAGATGCTGGTATTAGTTTCAAGAAGTTCGGAGATACAGAACCTTCAAGGGCTCTTTCTCTTCTAGCTGATATAGATGAAGAGAAGAGAAAGAAACTACAAGATGGTTATGAAAAGAACCTTATAGAAGAACTAGATGCTATTACTAGAATCAAGATGGCAGGAAAAGCGGCTGATAAGGAATGACGGAAATCAAAGGTGTATGCCATACATGTTTGTTCTTTGCCCAAGAGTGGCACCTAGACTGGACAAGAGACGAGAACGATGAGGTGCAGATGTTCATTGAACTTGATAAGTATTGTAGGCTCTGTCAGATATTCAAATCACCAGATGGATACTGTGATTGCTGGGAGGAACTTTGAGTAAGCCGCACCGTGGCAGTCGGTACCTGCTGAACAAGATTATCCGTTCCCATAAGCACCTCAACATTCAGTGGTATCTGAACAACGACAAGGGATTCCACTCCCTAACCCCTAAGGTTGTACATGAGCAAAAAGAGGAATCTAGCGACTGACCCAGACTTCGCGTTCCGCCAACTGGACGACGAGGCACAATACAAGTATCTTCTCCTAGACTCAGACCTAGCTGAAGAGTTGTTCTGCAAGCATTATCTTGACCTTGAACTAGACCCCTATCAGATATTCAGTATGAAACTGTTGAGGGGGCGTTTCAAAAGCGAGGAAGAGGTGTATAAGTTCCTTGCAGACAATGACATGGACTGGATGTTCAACAACGGCTGGATACGGCATGGTGGACAAGAAGGTATCAGTCCCGACTACTGGGGGAAGCCGAATGTACTTATCCTATGGCCAGCGGGATTTGGGAAGACGACCATTGTTTCTACAAGGGCAATTCCAATCATGGAAATATGCGACAACCCAAACGCACGAACACAGTACGTTGGGAAGAACGAAACTGAGGCGTTTTCTTTCTCCACTAACATAAGGCGAGAACTACAGAATCCACGACTCGTAAAGGACTTCGGTGACTTCCATCCCAAAGACAAAGCGGTCCCTTGGAGCAACCAATCGTTTTCGGTTGAACAACGACAGTGGCGCGACGTTCGTGAGAACTTCGAGTTCTACGGGACGAACTCACACGCCGAGTTGGGAAAGCGTTCGGACAGAGTTCTCATTGACGACGTTGAAACCCCGGATACCGCAAGAACTCCGGATATGCGCGACAAACTCTTGGAATGGATGCGAATTGGACCTTTTACTTCAGCGCGTCCAATCTGGAATCGCGATAAGCTTGGTAGAGTCAAGCGGCCAAAGGCGATTACTTGGAGTCGCACCGCCCGATACTGGGGTACTGGAATTGTAGGAACCATCTTCCATCCTGAGGCGCTGTATGCCACCGTGATGCGCGACCCCACCTTTACCTGCGTCAAGTTCGACTGCTTCAAGGACAAGAAGTGCAGTATTTCACTCTCAGACAAGATGCTGGACATAAAGGCACTCGAACGCGAAAGAAGGTCCATTGGCACGCTCGCATTCAACAAACGCTATCGCAACATCGCCTATAATGAAGAGGAAATGGCTTTCCGCGAGTCTTGGGTACGGGGGCTTGAAGAGGAGTCCAACGGTCAACGTGTTCGTCACAAGGGATGTCTCGATACTCAGCGGTCCTTTGGTGATGTGGATGACGCGTGGGAAGTTCACATCGGCTTCGACCCAGCGTCTGGTAGCCGGTCACGATGGAGCGCGTATGCTGCATATGTCGTCCTCGGGATGGACCCGCATGACGAACAGCGCAACGTATACCTCATCGACCACCTGAAGATACAGGATAACTTTGATAGAATGCTGGACTATCTTCTCAAGGGCAACTCTGCCTACGGTATCGAGGGATTCTACTCTAAGTATAAATACAAGTTAGGAGTTGTAGAGAAGAACGCTTTTGGAAAGTGGATTGTGGATAATGACCGTATGAGGCCGTACACAGAGGCGCATCCACCAATCATCGTCCCACACTACACTGGCACTAACAAGACAGACCCGGAGGCGGGGGTATTCGGTATGGGGCAGATGATTCAAGATGGGTTGTTCCATATCCCGTATGCGAACGCATCCGACCAGCAGAAGGCAGAAGAGTTCATCGGAGAGTTGCTAATGTATCCCAAGGGTACATGCGATTTAGTTATGGCGATGTGGCTTGCAACGCAACACATGAGACTCAACAAACAGAAGTTCCACTTCCAGCCGTCTCCGGGACAAAAAGTACACTGGGTGAAGAACCCCGCGTATGCAGAATAGTATGCTATAATGATAAGTGGTGAAGCGAAGTACAACGTCGGGGGTTCTGCATGGCAATCAGCAAAATGAACGTGAAGCAAGTCGTGGACAAGAAGGTCAGTCTCGAAAACCGCGACTCGGCTAGGAATAACGGCTACGATGAAGTGCTTCAGTTCTACGCTGGTGACACATACAGGAACGTCAAGAAGAAGGGCTTTCTACCCGGTATCACGCAGGCTCTATCTTCCATTTTCACCCCGAAAGTACAAGACGAGGGAATGTCGCTCACCACGCCTATCAACCTCGTCAAGCCAGCTATTGAGAACAAGGTAGCGTTTCTCGCGCTGCCACCTACGATTCGTGTGATTGAGCCCCCGGACCAGCTCGCTCCGATGGCACAGCCAGAGGCTGCCACCGTTCCGCTGCCGGGGGTTCCGCAGGAGCCGGGAGCGGACATCATGGCACCCACTGGGCTTGGTACCCCTCCCGTGCCCCCTGCTTCTGTCCCGCCAGTCCCCGGTATGGACTTGGCTGCTATGCCTCCAATTGAGGCACCACCTACTCCTGAGCTGCCAGCCGCACCCGGCGGTATGCCAGTTCCGGCTGCACCCGGCCCAACGAATGAAGATTGGGGCACAGCCTTTGCAGACAGACTGGAGAATGTCATTGCCTCGTTGCTACAGTCGTCTAACCTCCCGCAGCGTTGCAGGGACGTTGCGTGGTCTATGAGCGCAATGGATGGCGCTGTTATCGGTGTATGGCCGGATATGAGGCACGGGAGGCCACGCGTCTTCACGCGCACCCCGCAGGACTTCTATCCTGTGGCATACGACCCAGACGGCCTAGACCTCGCCCTAGCCCTCTGGGTTGACACTGTTACCGGAGATGACATCATAGCACGTTATGGTGAGAAGTTCAAGAGCTATGCAGGAAGAGACGAAGTAGAAGTAATCCAGTGCATTGACGAACTAGCGTACTACACGGTGATTGATAAGGTTGAATGGGCACACGAGCCTATGGAGAACAAGATGGGAGTGGTTCCGATTGTATGTGTCGGGAACCTCGGGCTACCGGGCATGATATTCGGTAGTACAGACATAAAGGACGCCATTCCCGTCGCCAAGGAAATCAATTACCACATGGCCCTGATTGATGATATGGCTTCTGCACTCGCCCACCCCACAGTAGCAATCCGTGACCCACTCTCAGTACCGGAAGAGTTCGGTATTGGACGTGGTGGCACTATAACGATGGGGAAGGAGGGTTCAGTAGAACTACTAGGACCACTCAACCTCCCCAACGCATTCTGGCAGCTTGGGGCACAGTTGCAGCAGTGGTTTGATATCATCGCAGACAACCCGAACGTACTCCGTTCCGACGATGGAGGTGGCCTATCGACAGGACAGGGATTCAATGCTAAGCTAGGTCCGATTGCCGCACGTATGCAGACTCGTCTGGAGATTTTGATGAGCGCATGGCGACAGGTGATAAAGTACATGCTAATGATGTGGAACGACTTCCCCGGCATGAAGGCCGTCACTGCTACTGGTGTGAAGATGAAGGAGTCCTTCTACATTGAGGCCACCCCACAAGAGTTTCAGGTGAACGGACAAATGTGGACGGAAGTGGAGGTGTTCCTATCTGCTCAGTCGTACATGGACCGTCAGGGTAACGCTGTAGAAATCATGCAGCTTTATCAGAATGAGCTAATCGACTGGGATACTGCCGTTGACGGACTACAGCAGGTGACTAACAAGAAGCGTACACGCGCTAGGATTGACAAGGACCGTCAGTGGAAGGCCGAGGGTATGGCGATTGCCAACAGTGCCGCACAGTCTGGGGTCACAGCTAATACCGACATAGGAGCGCAGCAGCGCACGAACTTCGGGCTAGAGCGTGGGTTCATGGGAGAGACTGGCGCTATGCCGGGACCTGAGGGTGAGGCGGCTACAGCCGCTCCGATAGAGGGAGTACCACTAGAGCAGCAGGGTAATGTACCTGCTCCTAACGACATGGTTGCTGTGATAACAGACTTCTTCAAGTCGATTGGCAAGTTGAACGGTGCTGTCTGGTTCGGTGGCGACCCAATTGCCCGCCCAGAGAAGCTGGCTGGGGACAGTTGGACGGTAGACGTTTGGATAACAGACCCACAGGACAAGGGAACAATCACGCGGGCAGCTCAGAACGTAGAGGTGCTGTATGGTCACCTACGCTTCCACACTGGGCAGCCTAGCCCAGAAGAGAATGCCATACAGGTGAGTCAGGGTAGCGCCCCAACCGGGGCAGCTCCACCGGGTGCGCCCCCAGCAGGCGGCCCGGAGGGACTACCACCTGAGATAGCAGGGCTAATGGGCGGAGGTGGCATGTAATGGCCGGTTCAGGAACAATCAGCGTCAACCAGACTCCGCAGTACGGAGATAAGAGCAAGCTGGCCGCAGCCGCCAAGGCTACTACCACCACGCCAATGACCGGCAACACAGTTCCCGCCCCCACAGCCGGTAGACCTGTTTCCTCTGGAGCTGGTGATTCCCAGACGGGAAACACCCCCGCTA